TCAAAAAAAATATATTGTCCTCCAAGTGCTTGATTTTAAAGGGAAAATGGCGCGGCGTAGAACGCCCTCTCCCGGTCTTTTTTCTCAGGCTCGACTACTGACCCCAGCCGGCCATTAAAACCTTCTCAGCGCCGTCTCAGCGTCTGTGCCCTAGGCGGCCCTGTTCTTTCTCCTCCGAACAGGCCCAGCAAGCGTACCGGGCGGCATCCATGGATCTGTCATACCCCAAATCCAAAACTACCCGGCGAACCGTAGTGGCAGGAATACCACAAAAATCGCAAGCCATTTCACTCATGGCTTCTTCCAAATAATCAGAATGCAAGTTCCTCGCACCTTCGCGAGGGGCCCGACGATCTTTCATAGGACCGCCAACCCGAAGGGCTGCATCTACGGCAAACTGACTACGAATTTTAGGCGTGTGCTTCACAATGGTCCCCTTCCTGAAATCCACACTTAGGGCAAATATCATTCATCACGCCCGAAGAACAAACCTCGACATCCCCCTCGTCATTAACAAACCTAGAAAGTTGCCCGTCTTCAACCATGATGTCAATGGCCGCATTAGCCCCTTCTTCTACACCGTTCATAAATCCACGATTATAGCTGACAGATGCTGCCACCAAAACAACCACACAAAGAATAATTTCAAGCCCCGAAATCATACTTCAATCTCCTATTTTATAAAGGTATTTATCAAATCACAAAAGTTATATCATCAAACCCCTCTTCCGCAGAAGGGCGTTCATAGGTCGTTGACAAACCATTCATGTTAGATTCGTAAACAATAATTCTTTTCTGATAATTAGGAAACTTCTTGACGATTTTCTGCCTCTGCTCTGTCGTCAATGTATCATTATCATTAATCCATGCCACTCGCATATCTTTAGAAATGGCATTAGAAATTGTTCTTGTCTGATTCCATTTATGAAACAGCTTATGAAAAAATCCAGGCTTAGTGGAAGGAGAAATAATTGCCTCTTCGGCAAGAACCACCTTCTCTTCATCATCATAATTCACCAACCAGCAATCCTTTTCTGACTCTGGTAAATTAACAAAAATACTTAACACTTGAGAACCCTTATTCCACCATTCATACCGGTTAAATCTCTCTTGGTTTTCAATGTCGATTAATATTTGATTATCATACCGCTTATTTGTTGACATAATATTTCCAATACTTTTCTATTATATAAAAGGCGCGGGGGGAAGGTACTCCCCCCGTACATTATGATATAAGTGTCCTCTTTCTCTTCCCGGATTTACCGAGCTTAAGAAATCATCGACGCTTCTACTCCCCACCAAACCACACTTTCCGTGAAAGTCTCCATACCCGTACCCAGGCACTCGTAACACATATTAAGAATGTATGATTTTATGTGTAAGGATCGACCTCGACTTAACGACTAACGGCCCCAGTAGCCGACTCTCCGAGTAGGGACTTTATCTACTATTCTCCGGGCTGACTATTTCCCAGATTCAAATAATTCATTTACCGTAAAGACACCCGGCTAGCCATAGATTTCACATATTCATCCCACACGGATTAATTCTTCCGATTCGCTACTAACCCCAGTCCAGGGTATTTGCTACTCTGTTCTGAATATGATCCTTCTGCGGCGCGACTTGCCTCCTATTAGTTTGTATTACCACCTTTAATATTCATCATCCGTAAAGGATGACAAATCTTCGTCTAATAACCACTCTTCTTCGTGTCTTGTAGAATTGCTATACTTAGATCGACGAACAGCATTATCAAACTTGTTTTTCATTTTGCGCCTGTTCCTTCTTTTTTCCCTAGACTTAGGGTCAAAACTTTGAAACGAATCTTCTTCGTCGTGGTTCTGGTTATAGTTATCAGATTCTAACCTACGAGATTTCTTACCCATTAACTATTCCTTCTTTGTCTTTTTTGTTTTCTTTTTGATTTTTGGTTTTTCTACTACAGCAGGCTTCTCCTCAACAACAACAGGAGGCGCTGCCACCACACTAGGAAACGCTCGGTGAGCCACCTCATGACTCAGCCCAGGAATCTTCTTTGCCTTTACATTCAAAACTAACTTGGCTTCGGAATCATGAAGGCCTTCTAACATCTCAATGAAAATTTGCTCTCTCTTAATTTTATTCTGGACATAACTCTGGTGCCCTGGAACAAAATAAACAAACTTCTTTACTTCCCTATGAAGGCTAGTTACCGAAAGGCCTTCGGGAGAATCATCTTCGGTATAAGGAGGATTTGTTTCTGGTAAATCAAAATTAATATTCGGGCTAAAGGCACATTGTAGCAATGTCTTTACCGTAAAGCTATCATCGTTCTGCAATAAGAATACCTTATAGTCATCTGTTTCTGCCTTGGCAATGCTCTCAAAAAGCTCCGAGACTAATGGCGTGTTCCCTGGCATAATATATTACTCCTTAAAATTCCTGAATGTGTTCCATCAAGAGTTTCATTCTATGTTTGATAAAATAATTAAAAATCTTACTTCGGTCACCAGACTCCGATGAACCATACTGCTCTAGAATCTCGTCCTGCAAATCTTCAGGAATACAACTCAGATCAATCAATTGCTTATTTCGATGATAACCATGAAGCATATTATCATCTGTACAGAAATCTTTAGGATCTTCTGATTCTATCCAAACTTCGACCTTCTTCTTGGAAATTGGCTTTTGGCGAGCGCCACTCACTAGAACATCATCCGGGCTGAGAAAGTTAGGAACACCATCCCCACGATCTCCACGGAGGATATGCTCCTTCAGGTATTTCTTCGGATCAGAAGTCCTAAGAAACTTTTTTTGGACAGGAGCATATTGGTCAACATTCATATGGTCGTGCAATTGCATAAAATCCTTATCACCAGAGAGAATCAAAATTTTCTCAAATGGGCTAGAATGATTAATTATTGCGGCAATGCAGTCATCTGCTTCCGCTCGCTCTACCGAAATAACCTTGTATGGAAAGTTCTCCTCAATTTCATCTCTGATTTTATTTAGCGTTTCAAAAATTAGAGTCCAATCCAAAGTCGATTGTTTTCGGTCTCGTTTTCGAGAAGCCTTATAAAATGGAAATATTTTTCGGCGCCAATAATGTCGCCCATCACAACAGATTACAAGATCGCCATACTTCTCGCCAAACTTTACCTTGTACATCCTGAGACTATTCAGGACCATATGGCGAATCAGCCCTTCATTGATTTCCTCATTCTTACTGTAAGTATTAATAGCCACCATCAAATTACTAATGGCTACTTGATTCAAGTCTACCAGAATAGGCATTTTATCGCACCACCCTCACGATCACCATTTCTCCATTCACTCTTCCAGTCACCTTTGTTTCTTTGGCCTTAATCTCATCCATCAACTTTCGGAGCTTTACCTTGCCTCCGGAAACAACATCAGGAAGAATCAAGTCTGGTTTTCTAATCTTCTTCTTAAAGGACTGATCCTCATTCCATTCCTTGAGGGTCGTTCCTTTGACTGCAATTCCTACATCTGAAATATATTTATACAGGAATCTAGTTTTCGTATCAAACACCCAAACCTGAGAAGCGTCCAAAATATCTACAGGATCAATACTTGTGATTTTATAGGTATCATCACTTGCCTTGTACTTGAGTTTGGATACAAGCTCTCCCGGAGTCTTTACCTTTCGCTTTCTGGTCTTCCTCTTACTATTACAGTTGTTGATCCATTCATCAGAATCCGAAATCAGCTTTGCAATAAACTGGGCATACTTCTTTTGCTTTGCCTTGGTAAGAAATGCATACCCCTCGTTCAACTGCTCATCTGTACCTGCGACAACCTCGCGCAACTCTACATAAATGTCCTTGTAAAAAGCCTTGATCTTCCGAGTATGTACTCCCTTTACTTCCCGAGCCTGAAGCCAGTTGTAAAGATTGAAACTAGACTTCTTACATTTGTTCAGCACAAACTCGTCTACTTCTCCCTCAATCTCACCAAGGTATTCTCGGACCTGGTCGTTCACCCTCTCCTGAATACTGACAACCCTACCGGCTGCCTTTGCTTGGACAAGTTCTTTCTTAACAGAAAGGCTCTTCTTGCCTTCTTCGGACAACTTAAAAACATAGGCATCTACTTTGGCAATTACGCTAAGGTCTGAACAACCATTCATAATCATTCTTGCGAGATTACCATAAGTGGCAACCATACCAGAAGAAGCAGCCTTGACTGCGGGCAAGTGTTTCTTGTGATTCTTGGTAACATAGTCGAGCATTGCCTTCTGACTATCTTTACCCTTAAAGGCCGAATTATACCAATTCAACGCAGAGGCAATAGAAGCCCTCTGCTCTTTGGAGTCAAGTTCGGCAAAGTTACCAAAAGAAGGTTCTTTGCCAAAGGTAAGATTAGAATAACGATTCCGTGTTCTCTTTGCCGCCATGTTCATCCCGCTATTTAAAGTTTGACTATATTATAGTTCATCTGGGGAGAATGTCAAGTCTATAATAGATTTTTTTTCAGAAAATCAATTTTCATTTGCCTCTCAAAGATTTCTTCCTCAATAGAGGCAAATGGCAATTGTTGTCTAGCCACTCCATACAACGGGCGAAGTTCAGGATCGGCAATTGCCCTTCTAGCTGCCTCTGGCCACTTGGTCGTGTCCAAGGTAAACTCACCATCCCGAGTCGTCGATGTCTCTCCTGTCATATCATAACAATAAATGGCATTACAATCAGTATTGGCAAAGTTTATATTTCCCCTCATGTGTTCAAGAATCGCATACATCATATATGTATAATCATCGGACACTTTAGGAATTTCCAAATAGGTATAGCCCTTGCTCTGCATTAACTCTACAGCCTTCAAAGATTTGATAAGCGTAATTTCTCCACCAGGACAACTTTTTCCATTCCAATAATAATACGGCTCTCTATAATATGGATGCAATCCAGGGGAATCCATACGAAGCTCAAATGGTGAACGAAGAACAATCTCAGGAGATATTCTTTCAATAGGCAATAGCTGAGTATAACTCAATTGTTCGGCATCGCCATCAAACCTTAATAGATTATCAGATAAATGACAAAGATTCAAAAAGTCAATATCACTATGTTCAAGGATAGAATGAAGTAAACTAAAGGCCATAGGATAATAAAAATCATCATAGTCGATTTTCATTATATGAGTATATCCCTCATCTTTTCGTTCAAGGAATGTTTCTAAGACAGAATTGTGCCCTCGGGCCGCGAGCCCCGTTCCTTTTGTCCAGATTACCTCTTGGTCAAATCCAGCCTTTCGTAACTTCTTCTTGACTGGCTGAACATCGCTTCGCTTCTTTGCATTGACGATAATCTTTATATCAAAATTAAAAGGTTTTTGCACCTGGCGCTCTACAGAACGAATACATCGTCGCAATTTGGCCATTGGCTTATGGGGTGTATATAATATTCCTACAAATACTTTCATAGTAATAATTCCTTATTATATTTTATAACATAATCAGTACATATAGCCCGACACATCAGTAATTCCATATCACTATAATTTGCAAGTTCTGGTAAAACTGCAACAGAACTTGA